ATCAAAGGGTTAGAGCGCGAAAAATAACAGATTCCCCGTTAACTATAACAAATTCCCCGTTGGGTTAATTTAAAGCTTGATTTTTATATGGATGGATGTTAGAATTGAGGGTGTAGTTGAGGTAGTTGAGGTAGTTTTGGGCTTCCTTGCCCCTTTATAGCTACACTAAATTATTAAAATAATTAGTAGTATAGATTATCCTTAAATCCTCATGTAACGCTGGTTTAGTATCGAAACTATCACCCCTTTGTACACCTCTAGATATATGTTTAACATTCTCTTCGCTGAATGTTTCAGTAAATCTAAATAGATTATTCTGTTCAAAGAAGAATCTACCAGTATTAAAGAAATGAAACGGCGTTTCCAATAGTTTCAAGTCAATATCTAAAGACAAATGTACAGATTTTAGATAGTTTTCTATGTTTCTTTTACCTGTTAGCTGTATTCCACCTAAACCTCGGTACTTATAACCATCACCAGTTTCTTCTCTACCATTTCCTAACCTATTAGAATAGACTTTATTAGCTAGTCCGACTGGATTTTTAGTAAATGGAAGTGCTTGAATCTTAGAATTAAACCTAGTTGGGAAGGTTTTTAACAAAGTTTCAGGTAAACTATAGTATAAATTCTCTCTAAAAGCTGTAAAGTTAGAAGATTCTACCTTAACTTGTCCTAGAAAGTAACATAACTGCAAGTAGGATTTTAAATTTAACTCTTGCATCAAGATTCTAGCAGTTTTCCTTCCAATAACCCCGTCTGGAACTAGTTGATACTCTCTTTGAAACTTGACTATATAGTTTTCTTCTCTCATTTTATTTCCTTGCAACGTTTTGCACTCTTTCTACAGTTCTAGCAGCAGTTAAACCTAACATACCAAAGAGTAAAGTGCTCAAAGCTTCTACAGCTATAGATGTAAATACAGGAGGTAACCCTAGAACAACTAGAATAGCATTGAAAATAGCCCTAAAGAAGTATTCATAGCCGAAACCTAAGACACATACCCAACCTAAAGCAGGGCGCCAACCAGATACAAACAAATTAGAGTTTCCAGCTTCTATTTCATTAATCTTTAATTGAGATAAGATTAAATTGTATTCGTTTTGTACTTCAGTTAGAGCTTGAGACATTTTAGCTTTCTCTATTTCAGTAGCATCAGGCCAAATTCTAGTTACTATAGTACTAGCTAAGTTTGTTACTGAACTTATTGCATCATCTATTCCCAGCATAATATTATCCTATTCAAGATTAAAGATATGGTTTACTTTCTGATAAGAAACGCCATTAGCATTTTCTGACCAAAGAGTTAGTTTAACCTGCCCTACGTAAGTACTACGTTCTAAACCTACGCTTGCAGGATTTGATATACTACCTAAAGGATCTGCTATCATAGTATATGTAAAAGTGTTAGCTCCGGTTACCGTTATAGTAAATAAGCCGTTATAGTTACTAGGGCCAGCTCCAGCTATTCTAACCTTTCTACCTGTTGCAAAACCATGAGCCGCGCTAGTAGTAATAGTTGCTAGTGTCCCAACGTTAGTACCAGAAGTTATTGTTAAACTAGTAACAGTTGTTATTAAAGTCCTGGTAAGACCAGTTTCACCTGTGAAGGATGTTAGAATAGCATTTGTATCTATTCTACGAAGTTCTCCAGAGTAACTAACTCCTGCTTCACTTGTTATAGAACCATTAAAATATCCTAGAAGGCTTACAGTTTGCTGAAATCTATTTCTACTAGCCCAGGTTAAAACTAAATCATCAACAGTTACTAAACTAACACTTGGAAAAGTAACTGTATTTATAGCTAAATTACCCGGAGGATAAGGTAAATGCATCCTACCAGTCATAGTTATACTATCTTGTGGTGCTGAACCTATAGCTAGTTCCGCTTTCGGCGTGTTAGTTAATAGTTTAACATTGACTGTTTCTGTTATAAAATAAGGTACTCCATTAGCACCATTTAAGTATTCCCAGCCGAAAGCTTTAGCATTTTGTAAATGATCTTCTGGAACTGTGTCAAGGCAACCTCTTATAACTGTAAATACATTAACCATCTTAGAAACTATACCGATAATTTCATTATCTATCTGCATGAAGGATTCTTCTCTAAATAGGAATACATCTACTACTGAGGTTAAGGTTATTGTAGTTGTAGTTTTAGTAATAGGATTAGCTAAGAGTCCGAACGGGCAAAAGTGTAATACACCTTGTTTCTTGCCATTAGCATATACATTGGCTAAAGAGCTATCTATAGAAGGTTGAGCAGCAGCAGCTATCATATAAGCATCAGTAGTGTCTACATTCTTTGCTTCTGCATCACCTACTAGCTGGGCTATTACATAATAAGGAGCTTCTACTAGAAGTCTTTCTACTACTGGAACTGGAGGATTTATAACATCTACCCAACCTGTTTCTGGTGCAGTAAACTGAAAGCTTTCTTGAGCTGCGAAGATATCTTCCATGAAAGTAACTTTAATTCTATGATCTAAAGGAGTTCCTAAGTCTAGTGAAACTACTCTACATATAATATCTTGAGAATAATAATCGTTACAATCTGCTTTTAGAACAAAGGCATCACCTATGTTTAGATCCTCTAGCTCGGTATTACCAGTTAAAGAACCACCAAAAGTAGGTGTATTTACTTCTAGTAGTTCCCTAGCAGCTAATTTAGCAGCTAAAGCACGGCTCATACAACCTTTAAATTCTACTGATTTCTCTACAGCACCACCTTGCATATTAGATAAAGTAAAATCTTCTTCTATATGTACAGCTTCTTTAAACGTAGCACCATTAATATATCTAACAGTTACTTTAGAGAATAATTCACCTATTAAAGTACGTTTTAAACTTGTTATTTCTTTAACGTTAGTTTTATCTGCTACAAATAGATTAGCTACTACGTAGTCTTGTCTGATTAGTTTGATTTCATATTTTCCTGTTTTCCTATCTAGGTAAACATTGGCGTTCAAGTGTGCTTCTACATCTGCAAGCATATCTTCTATACTCTTAGCTTCTCGGAAGTTAAAAGAGAATCCAAGACCTTCATTAAATGCTGTTATAGCAGCGGCGTTAAAACTATCACCTATTTTAAGTTCATCAATCCCCATAGCTTCTGGATTGATTAACAAGTCTCTTATAATATGTACTCCATTCATCTGACCAGGAATAGGTTCTATGTAACTGGCGTTCCAAGCATTAACACCTTCTCGTATAGCTCTAATTTTAGTAACTACTACTGAGAAAGGTTTTAAATAATAGTTCATACCAACGTAGAAGTCTTTTAATAAAAGAGTTACACTTCTACGGAAAGCAGGTGGATTAGGGAACTTAGCAGCATAGAAAGCATTAACTCCTTGAGTTGGCGAGCCTAGCATAATATCTATATTACCAGATACACCACCTTCTCTATCTAGACCTCCATAGAGTTCTTCACTATTAATAGTTACAGTTCCGTCTTGGAACTCCCCTGTTGCTACAGTTTTATCATCAAATCTAATCTCTTTTATATAATCTATGTCTGATAGACAGATAGAATATAGTATTGATAGATAATATTTCTTTACTTTTAATGCGCCGCTGCCACCTTTAGCCATTGTAATCCCTCTTTATTACATAGTTTACAAGATTTATAGCCATTATATCATCAGTAGCTAATAGTTGTCTAGCAGTTAAACCATTTTTTACCACATCTTTAAACTTATAACCATGCGCTTCTACAAAGTCTTTCCACCCTTCTTTGCAACCTCCTACTTCTCTAGCATCTTGCAATCTTATAACTATAGAATCTAAGTCTGGAACTATCATTGTTTCTTACCTCCTTTCTTATAGTCAGTAACTATTCTAAGTCCCCAGTAGGCTAATATATTAGGGTCTTTTATTATAACAGTTCCATATACTAGACCGATAAGCTTCCCTTCCTCAGCTACTGGAAGTTCAAACTTATTCTCACTCTTAGGCTGTTTAGCAGAAGGTGTTAATAAATAGGATACTACCATTAACACTAAGGTAATAACTAGACTTATAGCTTCAAATAGTAATAAGGGCATTATAGTAGTCCTGAGCTAGAATGAGGGTCTTTCAATGGCATCTTACTAGCGCCACCAAAGTTAATTACATTATTAAACTTGTTCAAACAAGTACTTTCCGTATGGTCACAACCAGGATATAGAGTTATAGCACCACTAGGTAAAGTTGGAAAAGGGTAGTTTATCTTAACATCATTTCCGACATGTTTTACAATTCTACGTCTGTTATTACCGTATTCGACTTCCCCGTTTAGAAAGTAGTGATCTGGTTTACCAGTAGCTAAAGTAGTTATAGTTAAACCATTAGTAGTAATAGAGTTAACGGTTGTGCTTGTGGCAAATATAGCTTTAACAGCACCGCAGTTTTGACTATATAGTCTATGTCTACAGGTTATCTGAACTCTAGCTGTTATACCAGGTCTGGTAACCAAGCTTTGTAAAGTAACACAGCTTAAACGGATAAGTAAACCTGAACCTTCGGCTGAAAGTACTCTACCTTGCCAATAAGGTAAACTGTTCCTGTATAAAGTAAATAGAACCGGAACCTCTGGCATGTTTACTAGCAAGCTTCTGGCAAAGTCATTTGTTCTAGGTAAGTTTACTACTAGAGTGTTTTTCAAAACATTATCAGTTATGTTTATTCTATCTCTTGAAATTAAACTAGGACTATAGACTTTACCATTAAAAGTTATTGGTAAAATACTCTGACAGAAAGTCGCATATGTTCCATTTACGTTAAACTCATATAGTTCTGTTATAGAAGCCATTATAATACCTCTAGTATAGGTATAGAAACCTTAGCTGTTAAACTATCTTGTTTAGAATAGTTATAATTTATAGTAAAATTATCTGTATCGGCACGACACTTGGTTAATACTTGTATTGTTTTAATACCAGTTATTCCAGGAGTAGTAGTAAACTGTATAGATTCATCTAGACCAGATTTAACAGCTCCAGTTACATTTAAAGTAACAGTAGTATCACCTATTATTCTAATAACCTTCGGTGGGTTTAAATAGAATCCAGCTATTTTAACCGGAATAGAAGTATCTCCGGAAGTTAAAGTAGTCACTAAAGGTTGTGCATCAGGTGAAAATGAAGGTATATAGAAAGTTCCAAACTTACCTTTTAGATAATCTAGGAAACGTTTCATTTTAAATATCTCAACCTTGCCATGAGCTACAAAGTTTAAAGTTCTTCTATGTCTAGTATAGTCCACTAAACTAATAGGTAATAGGTCACCTAGATTATTATCCAAGTATTCCATTTCCCTATAGAAACTTTCACTTAGTGCAGATTCTAACGGTGTAGTATTCTCTATAACTGGTAATGCGTTGAATAAAGTATAACCAACTATACTAGGTTGTACAAAACCTTTTGTATTATCAAAGGTAACCTGTAAAGTATTATTAGTATTCTCAGCCCTTTGAAAATCAAAACCTTTAGTAGGATAAACCGATCTACAAGGTATAAAGCAAATAGGAGTTGTAAAAGTCCCAACTGTAGGTTCTTTGAAAGTAATAGAAGATATTGTAAAAGACAAAACCTGAACTACTTCATAGTTTAGATAGTTTTTATAAATAACAGCGGTGTCGCCAGGGTTTATTTCCAAAGCACTTGTATCTATTAGAATACTAGTACTAGCAGCAGGTACATTAGATATATTAACAGCCTGACTCCATATAGGAACTAGAACTGAGCTTTCTATATACTTTGCAGCTATATTCTTAGCTAAAGATAGTTCGTTGAATGTTCTAAATCTATAAGAATAGCTAAGAGTTTGCTTAGGAATATCCCGTAAGGATAATACTTGTTCTTCTGAAATAGTTTGTATAACGTCAGAAGTCCAAGATATTTGCTCTTTATAGCTAGTTAAAGGTGCAAAAGGAAATATAAAACCACGTTGCCCAGTAACAGGAATAGAAACTGTTCCAGTCCCAAAGTTTAAGGTTACAGCTCCATCTATAACAGCTTGACCATCTACTAGAGCAGTTAAATCGTATAATCTAGACTCTAATGGTTTATAAGCAGTAAGACCTAGAACATCTGTAAATGTAACACCATCTAGAGTATTGGTAGATATACTAGATAAAGGATTAGTTTGGTAAAAAGCGTTCCAAACCTCTACTTGCTGTGTTTCTAAAGATGTTATATTACCTAGTTCAATCCTGCTTGGTACTATATGGATTCTATTATAATAGTCATTAAAGTAAGAAGGGACTATAGCTGCGCCTATATTTACTGGATAGTGTATAGTTTCAACTGGAAGGTTCTTACCCGCTTGGAAAGTTAATCCTGTTACTTCTCTAAGCCCGCCGTCAGAAGCATAAGCAGGATAATAGTCTACTTGAAAGTTATCTAAATCATCTGTTAGATAGTAGTAGTCTCTAGATATGAAACTTTCAAAAGGGTATAGGATAACAACATTTATAGCAGCCATAGTTTAAGGTACATATCTAACAGCGAAACCATAAGTTCCATTTCCAGCAGTAGATGTTGTTCTAGCAGCTAGGTCTTTTTTTCCAACGGAATAAACTTTCCACTGATCTGAACCTAAAGTTATAATATCACCATTATTATAGTTGTCTATTCTACAGAATCTTAAATGTAAAGGATAACCTATGAACATTTTAAAACTAGACGGTGCATTGTATTGTAACTCTATAGGAACTAAAGTAGTTTGACTATTCCATTGATTTAAACCTCTATTGAATTTCTTCAAACAGTTTTGAGATAAACTAATAGTAGAACTGGCAGAAGCATTTCCAGTTTCTTTGACAAATGTATCAGCTATTTCACAGATTATTAAACTGTTCATAGAAGTAGAACCAGCACCTCCTGATATTTCTGTAAATAGACCATAAGGCCCGGAACTTCCTGTACTTCCTATTACTAGATTAGTTTCAGGATTTCCACTAGCTGAAAAGTTTCTAGCAGTAGTATTTATAAGTCTACCACCACAAGCAGCTATATACTGACCACCAGGATAAGCACTAGCATGTATCTTTTGCAAAACACCAAGATGAAAATGCTCAGTTTGGTTATTACCAAAAGTAAACACTACTGAAATTTCATTAGGGCTTGTACTTTTAAATATTTCATAAGTACAAGGTATTTCACTAGCCGATGGGAAGAAACTACAATTAGGGTGTTCCCTAGTAGCTGCATTGGTACCCTTTACAGAAGCCCCAGAAGTTGCAGTAGACATATCAAATATGATAATGTGTTTTTGCTGTGATAAAGTAGCTACTAAACCAGCAAATACGAAGTAAACTCCATCTTTAAGGTAAGTGTTCCAACTATAAGTTATGTTACCAGTAAGACCAGTATAAGCTACATCTGTAAAGGCTGAACCGGCTGTTGTATTAGGTTTAGCTACTAGATAAACGTTAGCAGCTCCACTACCTGTAAAGGTAAGCTTTGCTCCAATAGGTATGTTAGCTAAAGCATTTGCAGCTACTGTTATCGTATTAACACTATTAACTGAATAGTTTACAGCGCCAGAGACAACTACAGAGTTTGCAGTCTTAGTCCAGCCGTCAGCTAGTAGATATGAATCAAAAATAGCATTAAAAGCAGCAGCAGAGTTTAAAGTTCCAGAAGTATAAGCCATTTTAGTTCCTAGTTAAACTATCTTTAAAGCGTAATAGTCATTATTACCAGTTTTAGTTCCATCACGGAGTATAATATATCCTGCTACTACGGTAGTATTCTCGACAGCATTGTTAAAACCAGATATATAGTATATATAAGGAAATGCACCGTAGGTATTTCCAGTTCCAACGTTATCACTGAGTTCTATAGGATGTAAACCATAATAGCCGTCAGCTACTCCAGGGTTGTTGTTAGTAGTTCTAAAGTTCTCAGTACTAGAATATGGAATACATTCAGGAGTTTTCCATAAACCATCATTAAATCTCATTCTACAATTAGCTCTATTACCTTTAAAACCAGAAATCCAGTTTATGTCAGAGTATCTAGTAGCAGAAGCAGTTGTTAGATTACCATGCACTAGTAAAGGATAAGGATATTGAGAAAACGTAGCATATTTTATAAAGAAACCCGCACCAAAAGCTACATAAGCTGATTGTATTTTAGCACAACAGAAGTAACCATCTGCGTCGCCTACTAACCAATATGGTATTGATTGATTCCATAAAGTAACTCCTAGACCTACTGTTCCAGTACCATTAATAGAGCCAGGTTGTTGTTCAAAAGTATTTCCAGGAACATAGCCGGTAAACCCATCTATCTGGAAGTTATAATAGTCAGAGACTACAGATTTATATACTTTTAATCCATGATAGATGGTATTAGTACCTGCTTGCCCAGGAGCAGACAAGATAAGAACTTTTTCAGCAACAGCATCACCAACCGGTGAAAGTTCTGTTGTGTTTCTTAATATACTATGCCTTTGAGCTAAAGGTAAAGTAGCTGTTAAGAAGATTCTAATCTTATCCAGTAAGTCATTATGATCTGTTGCCGTACCTATTTCTACTGCCATTATTTATTCCTCCTAACAACATTCATAATGATTTGTTCTGCTTGGTCTGATTCTAAGGCATTATACACTAAATTTTCATCCATTACATTAATAATGCGAATATTTTGCGCTTGTTTACTAGATGAGTTACTATTAACCTTATCATGTATATTAGATACCTTTTTAGTAATATCAACATTCTGCTTCGGAGATAGAACTCGTTCACCTTTATCTAATAAATAAGTAGATTCTTTAGGAACATTGTCTAAACCGCCATGCGCTATTCCTGTAGCACTAGGTATTGGTTGTGAAATTATAGAAGCAACTTTAACAGCAGTAGCAGCATAAGATATTCCAGAGAATATAGAACCAAGAACTGGCCCACCTATACTATTACCAAAAGCATAAGCACTTAGAGCAGCTTTCTCAGCTTCCATAACAGCTTGAGCAGCTAAGAAAGCTTTTTGTAGTGCAAAAGCAGCCCTAGCAGCAGTAGATTGTTCACCGAAAGCGGCTATAGCTCCTTGTGTAATAGTTCCAAAGTTACCAGCAAGCATATTAGCAGTTGCAGCTAAATGTGTTTCTAAATTAATCCTACTAGCAGTATTAAACTGTTCTTCTATCTGTGCTTTTCTTTCTTGAAAGGCTTGAAAAGAAATTAACTTAGCTTCATTTTCTTGGTTTAAAAGTTCTAAACCTTTACTAGCACTAGCTGATATGTTAACACTATTATTTTCAAACTTCTGAACATCTGGAACAGCTAGGAAGTTAGTGTTAAAACTAGCTATTTCAACTTCTTTCTGTTTTAAAGCATTTAATCTAGTTTGTATAGATTCTCTATCCTCAGCAGAGCGAGCTAGTCTAAGTTCATTTTCTAAAATAACTTTCTGTTGTGCAATATGAGTATTTTGTAAATCTACAATAGTTCTAGCAGATTGCAAATTAGTCAGTTTGCCTACTAGAGATTTATTAGTTAGTTCCTGAACTTGTTGGTTGAAAACCCTATCATTTTCAGCATATTTCTTTTGTAAATCGTTTAATTCTATTCTATTAAGTTTCTCTTTTTCAATAATAGGTAAGCGAAGTTTAAGAAAATTACTACTTAGTCGCTCGGCGTTAGCATATCTTTCAGCAAATTCAGCTTTTACTTTAGCTATTTCAGCTTCTTTAGCATTTCCAGAAGATTCTAGAAGTTCTATCCCAAGTTTAACTTCTTCTTCTCTAACCTTTTTAATAGCTTCGGCAGTTTCTAACTGTCTTTGCTGTGCTACTAGATATTTCTCTTGCTCTAAGTTTCTTATCTTATCTACAGCTTCCTGTTGTTTAGTTTGTTGTTCTAACAAAGCAGGTTCAAAAGAATCTCCACCTATAGCAGCTCTAGATTTTCTAGCATATCCTTGTGCTTCTTGTAAAGCTCTAGGATTTAAACCAAACTTACCAGAAGTAGGTAAAAAGGATTCAAAATCTTCTCTACCAGCATCTTTAGCTTTAGCAGAAGCTATTTCTACTCTTTTTGCACCAGTGTTATAAGCAACAGCAGCTTTGACAAAGTCACCTTCAAACTTTTGTACCAAACTGGTGAATAGTTTCTCACCAACTCCGTTGATACTATCTACATTAGCTAAAGCATAATCTCGTAAACGTTCTATCTCAGAAGGTTCTAAGGTTACTTTCTTCTTTAAAACATTCAGGTTGAACTTAGCTTTTTTCTCAATAGCTAGAATATCAGCCGGAACGTTTCCAGTAAAATCATTTAAAGTAGAAGGTTGAACTTGTGACTTGCCCAAAGCTCCTGTTATAGATACAGCACCTTCTCTACCACCACGAGTTTTAACTCCAGCAGATTCTATATCTTGAATAGCTTTAAACGCCTGTTGCGCAGAAAGTACAGTTTTCTTAACAGAACCTACTATAATATTTTCAGAACCTTTGGCAATAGCCAGAAGAGCTTGTGCGTGCTTTTGCTGTAAATCTATAGTTTGATTCTCAACTTGAGTTATCTTATCTTTTATAATACCATCAGCAACAGGAGTAGAACTTAAAGAATTCTGCTTCAATTGAAACTGTAAGCTTTGTTTTTGCAAGTTTAAAGTTTCTAACTTAGCTTTATATCTTTGTTCTTCCTGTTTAGTTAAAGCGTCTTGATAAGTAAGTTCTTTGTTAAAGTTAACTTCTTTAACCTTAGCTAGTTTAGCTTCTTTAGATTCTTCTGAATCGCCGTAAGGCTGTGTAGAAGCTGGTGCTTGTATAAAGTTATTAGCAGTTAAAGCTTGGGTTAACTCTTCGTTGTTTCTTAGAACTCCTTGAGCGAAAGCAGCTTGTATTTCTAGTATAGATTTGTCTTTGAAACTATCTATAACAGCTTGCCTTTGGTCAGCTATAGTTCTAGTAACAATATTAGTAGAACCTTTAGCTATCTTAGCTAAGTTTTCTTCATATCTGGTATTAAAACTCTTCTCACCAGGAAGTTCTTCTTGTAGAACTTTATTATAAGCAGCAACTACCTCAGCCGGATTTGCACCAGCTTGTAAAGCATTTTTCTGTGCTTCAATAGCTCTAGCTTGTCTTTCAGCTATTCCAGTAGTATCATTGAAAACATTCTTATAACTATCTTTTAAAGTCTCTAGCAAGGCTATTAACTTCTCAAAGTTTACAATTACTGTATTCTCTAAAGTATCTGCTAGGCTGACACTTTCACCAGCTAGTTCAACTGTAACACCTAGAACTGAATCATAGCCAAGTTTAAGGTTAGCTAATCTAGTTATAGCCGCACCCCATAGAGCTACTAAAGCAGCAGCCGGTGCTGATATACCTATTAAAGCTAGACTTAAACCATTAACAGCTTTAGCAGCAAGTGAGAAAGCACTAGATGTTCCAGCTAATGCGCCTATACCAAGTCTAAAGATTATTAAATCAGCAGTTAACTTAATAGCATCTTGTAAACCTTTTAAATTAGCAGTTAATGTATCTATTACATTAGCACCAAGTTTAACTACTTCGTTTAAGAAGCCATTAATATCTTGATATACAGCTCGGTTGAAGTTAATGTAAGATGTTTGTATTCTATTTAAGTTAGATAATAGTTTAGTTGAGTTGTCTTTGAAAACACTATCATCTACACCGCCGAAGATTTCTCTATATAGAGCAGCAAACTTAGGTACAAACTCTTTAGCTGTTATTTCATTTCTCTTCATAGCAGCTAGAAAATCAGCAGGTGATTTCTTCATTGCTAAAGCACCAATCTCTACAGCACCAGGAAGAGCGTTACCTAACTGTTTCTTTATTTCCTCAGACTGAACTACACCTTTAGAGTATATCTGGTCTAAGGCTAAGAAGATAGAATCTACTTTATCTTTAGTTAAGTTTAAAACAGTAGCTGTTTCTGTAAAGTCTTTAAAAGTCTGGTTAATCTCAGCTTGAGTTGCATTAGCTAATCTAGCAGAAGGTGCAAATTTAGCATAACTAGTTTCTAAATCTGTTATAACTTGACCAGCACTTTTAGCTAGTTCTTGGATAAACTTTATGTTATCTTTACCAGCTTCCGAACCAAAGATAGCAAAGATACCAGCTTTATTAGCATTTTCTTGTATACCGGCTTGGGGAATATTTAATAAGGATTGCTCCGCCAAGTTAATAGCTGTTGAATATATTCTATAAATAGAAACTGCTTCAATAATCCTAGTAACTAGACTCTTTTGTTTCTCTATACCTTTATCTAAAGCATCATTTAATCTTTTATGCGCGGCTGCGGCTAGATTAGCAGAATTAGCTTGGTCTTTTAAGTATCTAGATAAAGTTCCAGTTATATCTATTTGCGAACCTTGAGAACCTATTCTAGGAACTGAATTCAACCTATCGGCAAAAGAAGTTGCATTAATCTTTGCTTGCGCTGCCTTTCTAGCTGATTCTCTAATAGCAGCTTCTTCTCTATTTAACCTATCTCTAGTCTGTTGTTCTAGAATAGAGTTTGTAGTTCTAGAAACAGATTCTTGCATCCTAGCAATCTTTTCAGCTCTTTCAGACTCTAATTCTATAGAAGCTCCTGTTAAAGGATTTCTTCTTCTAGTACCTTCTTCTGCAATGTTAGTTGAAGTAGTTAAACTTCTAGGCGCTTCGGATTTACCGGAAGAAAATTTTAATCCGGCTGATATTCTAGAATTTTCATTTAAGGTAGTTTGGATATTCTTTAATGTTCTATCCAAAGCTAAAGCTGATGTATTAGCAGCATTAAAAGCAAGACGTTGGTTTAAAACGCCTTGTTCTATTTTACTGTTAATATTATTGATAGCATTAAACGACTTAGCATAAGCCGCTTCTTGTTTTGCAATTAGAACAAGTCTTTCAGAATCTAAACTTTTTAACTTATCAGTTAAACTTTCTGTTTTCTGTAAAGACTTTTCTATTTCCTGAGATACTTTAGTAAATTTTCCAGTAGCAGTAGTATCTACTTCTAACTTAATTTTAAGAATCTTATCTGCCATTTTGTTTCCTTTGATAAATTAAGTTTCGGTTTCGCCTTTACTACTTTCAATTATGATGTTAAGATAACCATAATGCACATATATTAGGTTTTCTAAAACATAACTAACTTTAGCTGAATATTCTTTGGCAAGCTCTATAATAATAGAAGAACATTTAGTCAAGCTATAACTATCATCTAGATAGTTTCTAACTATCTTATATATTTCTAGAAGAGTTTCATTACAATCCCATAGATAGAAGAATTCAAACTCTATTTCATCTTCTTTTAAAACTTCTTCTTCTAACTCTACACCAAAAGCGGCGGCGAAAGATTCAATTTCAGTTGAACTACTTCCACCACCTTCTTGCTTCCTACTTAGTAGAATTGCTTTGCCTAAAGCTTCTCCAGCTTCTATTAGTTTTTTATTTCACCATCTTTTAAATCTACGTTAGCTAAAGCTTTTTGTTGCGCTTGTATTAGGGAACCTCTATAGGGATTTGAATCAAAATATAAATCTACTAGGACGGATAGACATTCTTCTGATGTTCCCCATAAAGGTTCATTCGGTTTAGCAGTTCTTGTATCTGCTACTTTTAACTCTATCTCTTTACCAGACTCATCTTGTAAAGTTAAATTCTGTATGTCTTTTAAATAAACTATTTCATTGCAGACAAAGTTTTTTAAAGCTAGTTCTGCTTGTTCTTTACTTAAAAGAGGAGTTTCGCTCTTAGGTGCATCTTCACCAAGATGTTTATATTGCTCAGCTAAATCTTTCATAGCATGAGCGTATAGTTCATTTTGAATCTTTTGCAATTCTTGTAATTTTAAAGTTGCTTCTTTATTATCATAGCGTTTAAAACCTACAACTAATCTATCAGAAGTGCCAGAAGCATCTGTAGCTTTGACAACCATTTCAATAGTAGGTTTTTGCAGTTTAACGTATATTCTTGTAGCCATTTTATTTGTCCTATAAAATATGTAAAAAAAGAGGGG